TCCCAAAGTTAAGCGTAAAAAGCCGCAACGTCGCGGAACAGCTTTTAGATAGTTCCACTTAGTCAATAACACGCCGTCCCGAAAGGGGCGGTTTTTTTTATGTCAACGCCTGCAAAAGTGCAGGAGTGGCTTCGTAATAATAGTGGCAATCTTACAGATGCATATAAAGCTGTAAAATACGAAGGTCCTCCTCTTAAAATTAAAGAAGGTAATCTTTCAGCCAATCGTTCTAAAATACGTCTTGCTGTACGTGGCGAAAATGGTGACCACGCTCGCAAAAAGTTTGACACTACTTCTACACCTACAGCTCACCACGAATCAAAACAACTTCACAAAAAAAGCTCTGCGCTTTCACGTGAAGCTGAAATGCTTGGTCTTGAAGGTACACGTATTGAGCACTTAGCAGATCAAGATGATGCTAAACATATGACTTCAGGAGCACCTGGTGATCCTAATAATAAAGCTATCGTAAAAGCATCCGATGCTGAATTTAAAAATGAAGTCAAACGTAGGCTTGGTAAAGATTACGCTGTAACGCTTAACCCAGCGGAAGAATCAGTCAAAGCTATACCCAAAAAATACTTCAGCCCTGTTGCTGATCCAAATACTCTTCCTGGTCATAACCTAAAAAATCTAAATGATCTTGCACAACTAGTCCGCATTGGTCGCAAGGGAATGCTTGGCAGTGCTGCCGGCGTTGTGATTGATCTTCTTCCTGAAATTGATGAAGCAACTGGTGGTCATCTAGATAAAGCAATTAATCGTGGCCTGGATCACGCTCAGGCTTTTGGTGCACTCACACTCCAACGCTTAATTAATGCCTACGCCTCCTCTAAGCCCTCTGTAAGCGGTTCTAATACCGATTATGGTCAATAGTATATGTCCAACGTTTTAGAGGCCCTACAGGCCGATTTCAAGCTGTTTCTGCAAGCTTTGTGGGAACAACTT